GCCATGGTGCCTTACCCCGTATAATCGGTTGTGCTTAGGGTGGCGCCACCGCCTGCGGTCGGTAAAACAAATTTCCCATCATCAGAGGCCGTCCAGGAAAATTGCTGCCCTCCAATCGTGGAGGTTCCTGGAAGGACCCTAAACTTATTTCTCCTCCAAACATTAACAGGTGAACCATTATTTACGAACATCGAGTCCCCAGACAGGGGACCATTTACCCAAGGTAAATCCGTACCAAAGATATTGTCGGTAAAGACAAGTCCAGTGGAAGATGCGACATCATGACACATATCAACGCAAACATTGAACCCAGAAAAGAAATTTTTGATAACAACGATATTAACATAAGCGCTGGTTGCTGCCTGAAATGCCCAGGCATTGGTAGTTCCAATAGAAGCAATCGTATTGTGATAAGCTAGAACGTTTTGCGGTGGAGTGCCACCATTGAGGTATCCGGGACCATCATTATGGTATGATTGGGGAGCAGTGTTCGCTGAATCATGGAACCAGCAGTCCCTAATCGTCATCTGGGCCGTATGGCCGATGAAGTTAATGGCGTTGCCAAATCCCCAGAAATCGCAATGATCCCAAGTAATTGGGCCATCGGTCAAATTGTGGCAATCAAATCCGAATTGATAACCACTATTGCCATCAATACAATTTACATTGGTTACAAATGTCGTGGTCTGCAAACCAGCCCCAGCCGAGGGCCAGTTGGTCCCAAGTCCAGGCGGACTAGTATAGAGCGCTGTCCGTGGCGTAAAGCTGCAATAATAAAAATTGATATTGGTACCGCCAGTACCGCCAGACGATACATTGTTGCCTGCAACGTTATTACTCTGAAACCGGCAGCCAACAAAAACAATATTGCTCGCATCGATGCTGGTGCCACTGACGCCAGCATCGAAGTCCTTGAAATAAATATAGGTAGGGCTGGCGACCGTGCCGCTGGTAAATGGTCCGCTAGAGGCAGACAAGCTCCCAGGAAAGCCCGGCGCAGCCGCAAACCCCACTGGGTTTCCTGGTCTTCCAGGGAAATCCCCGGATGGGGAACCACCTCCAGGCAAGAGGATAATAGTCGCCATTCATGTGACTTCCGGATGTATTGTTTTACCTGTTTCACGCTGGAAAACACTATCGAGTTTAAAGATAACTCGTGTTCCATTCAGGAATTCAATATACCCCAAAGCCTCCTTTTCACCATGTCGGCAACAAGCCCATCGAACCCCTGGCAGATGACCAAGACATGGGTCACAAAGATCGTCGCCACGCTTTAGCCCGCACGCAGGACAAACCCAACCTGATTGCTGGCGATGGACTGTCATGTGAAATCAGTCGCATGGTAACTGGCATCTGGATAGATAAAATAGCCATTTTGGCTTGACGTGTAATGAACATAGCTGCCTGTGATGGATGCCACATCCATGTTACCGGGATTAATTTTCAGGGTATTGTTTACCCATTTATTGTTATTTGGCTGTCCAGTGAACCAAGAGTTCGTCGCCGACGCAGGAAGGAACGTCCAGGCAATATCGCCGCTGATGATGTTATTCGTGATTTGAACGCTGGATGTTGGCGCAGTGAGTTCAAAGAACGTGTAGTCAAACCCGCTAAGATAGCATTTATTAACTACCCAATTTGTATATCCTGTTGTGCTCGTTTGCATTGCCACGCCATCCTCCAAGCCAAAGGAGGTTATAGTGCAGTGATCGATGGTGACATTGTTTGGGGCGGAACCTGAATCGATATAGCCAATACCATCAGTATGATCTTGACCACTAGACCCTCCATAACGAGCATCATGAAGCCATGACTCATAAATACCAATGTTATTTGATCCTGTGCCAGTTACAATACAATTTCCCCAACCCCAGAAATCACAGTGATCAACCACAACATTGCCATTGGCAAAACAGCGAATTGCGTACTGATAACCATCAGTATAAGGGATGCAATACCCAGCCGTAGCTGGATTGGCATTGCCTGTACCAGGGGTATCGGAATAAAGATTTGATCCACTGCCACCCGTTGGCCATAATGTGTATCCACCCCCATTCGGGGGTTGGGTATGAAGGCTGAGTAGGGGAACGAATGAACAATAATAAAACTCATGATTCGACCCCGCACTAAGTTCGATCATGCCGCCAAATTGTTGCTGGCCATTCATCTGGAACCGGCAGCCAATAAATTTGATAAATGATCCGGTGACAAGCGTTCCCCCAGCTTGAGTGAAGTCCTGGAAGGCAAACACTAAATAATTTGTTGAGGTGCCGCTTGTCGTAATATCGCCGGTATGGGAGCTTAGACTCCCAGGATAGGCACCCGGCCATGTGGCATTGCCAGTCCATCGTGCCGGAGCTGATGCTGGCGTGGCGGCAAATCCTACAGGATTACCTGCCTGCCCCGGAAAATTACCAGCGGTTAGGGTTCCAGGACTTCGTCCTCCAGGCAAGACTATGACAACAACCATTCATTTGAGCCTTAGATATTAGCAACGAAGGCATTAAAGGCTGAGGCTACCGCATTATTAATATCGGTATCCGTGCAAAGCAGCGCTGCTGCGGCGATTACTGATGATGCTGCATTAACTATAGTGCCATTTGTCGTTGCGTCATTAGCAACAATCTGGTTTGCTGCCACTGCGTTCACAAAAAGCGGTTTCCAAAAACTTGGATTATTAAGGACCGAAGATGCGAACTGCTTGCGAGAAACATGAATCTGAACCGTGGTGCCGGTAATCGATTCTGTTGGGACTGTAATCGTGCAATATTGTACCGCCGACATCAAAACACGATTGCCGAATACCGAATCAGTTGTCAGCGTCGCCATATCATTAAGGTTAGCGGTAGCCATTTACCATCCCTCGCCCTGAACAACCTTCATAATGAGGGGGCCATTCGTGATAGAGGAGCTGTTAAGTCTCACGGCAGCAAATGGTGACAGGAGGCTGACAAGCAGACCGTCAGGGTTGGTATTACTGGAAGCAAATAACGACCCTGCACCCACTGATACGCCGGTATCGCTGTAGGCACTGGAGAGGTTCGACCAGAAAACTGCGGATGATAATGTCCGCTGAACATCATCCAGGGTATATTGGACGTTAAAGAAAATAGACGAACCAGCATTGGTCGAGATAACCTGTACGGTCGCAGGCTTGCCGCCAATCCAGTTCAGGGCAACTGGAGTGCTGGTTCCGATAGAGGATTGGGTTACCGTGACGAAAGTCATTAATGGCCTCTGAACTTAGCAAATGTCAGGGCCAGTCTAGCACGCCTGCCAACTACACCGGGAGAATCTTTATGCTTGTTGGCAAATTCGGAAGTTGACATTCCGGCCCTATGAGCAGCTTGCCGTAATGCCCCCTTGTGCTTTACAGCGTGTTGCATCCAATGTCCGGTTCCACCGCCAGATGCATAAGCCTCAGTGGAACCTTCTATTTTTCCCCGTGAGGCAAATGGGCCTTTGGGTTCTCTGCCGGGTTCTTGCCATGGCCAGTATGGGCCGCAGACCATGGGCTGGTCTTCATATCGGCGCCATTATGGATTTTGGAAGCCTTCACAGAACCACCACGGGCCTTCTTGTCAAGACGGGCAGGAGCAGCCCCACCGGTAGCTTTAGCTACAACCTTGCCACCGCGCTTCTTCTCTTCTGCCTCTTTCTCGACATTAGAGCCCTTGCCAGTATACATCTCTCGCTTGCCCTCCATCTTGGGAGCAACGCCGCCACCCTTGGCTTTCTTCTGTACAGTATGCCTATTAGCCATTCCCAGCCTCCTAATAATCACCTTCGGTTCCGCCAAGCGGCGGAGGAACTACTGCTCCAACAAAATAGATATTATGATCTGTTGAAGCAACAAGGACGGCTACTGGACCCTTAACTGTTGGTATACCAGTCATACCGCCGAACGAGATAGTTCCACCATTAATGGAACCTGTATTACCATTGTAATAAAAACCAGCGGATGAACCTCTTACAACAATAGTCCCATCTGCCAGTTGATAAGATGGGCTACTGGATAGCGATGCCGTAGCAGAGGTAGGGAATACTGTCCCGTTAACTGAGTTCTTAATTTCAATAGCAGCGCCGGGCAGACCCGCTGAGATAGCGGTCATTAGGTCTACGGCATTGCTACTTGGATAAGTAATGGTCATTTAAGCTATTACACTCTGTAGTGCCTTAAGAGTAAAGGTACCACCACCAGCATTAGAGGAAGCATTAATCCTTACACCACCAATCGGGCCAAGAACAGTATAGAGCACGCTGCCCGTGGCATTGGACGAAATCATCTGCGCCGCCGAACTTAGGAGAGCCCAAGTCAGAGACGGACCACCGACAATGGTCGGATCATCCAGCGTCACCTCAACAGAGGCGGTTCCAGATGCTGGGTTCGTCATCAAAACCGTGGTCGATTTAGCGACCGGATTAAGGATGATGGCTGCCGTTCCAGCAGACGATAGAGTTGTAAATTGAGCCATTTGCGTTCCCTTAGACCAGCTTTACCCACTCAGTACTATCATTCAGTTCCTCGGTCGTAGAGGCCGGGAACTGATTATTACTCGGGTCGAATCCGCCCGAGAAAGCACCGGACACGACCACTAGCAGATTGAATATCCTGATCATATCAGTTCCTTACGAGAGTGGGAAGGTGCCCCACACAACACGCCAGTCATAGTAGGTCGGCACATACCGCTGATAACCCTTAACAAGCAGGTTATCCGTGGTGAATTCCACCGACATATCCATTTCGAATGGCTTACGATTGAAGAAGATCAACCCGTCATGGTTGGTCAGAATGAACCAAGCAAAGGAAGAGGTTAGGTAGTCATAGACCATAAACCCTTCTTTGAGAGACTCATTCATGCCCAGGATGGCATTGACATCGTTGGCCGAAGTGCCTGGACGAAGCTCAGACCTGAATAGGCGCAGAGCAATCGGCTCAAGGTTCGGAGGCACGATGAGCTTGCGGCCCCTAGCGTGAATCTTCAGACCAGCATTATCCCGCCACGTAGACCGGATCGTAATGAGAGCATTCAGAAGAGTGGTCTCATTCAAGTCAACGTCAGGAGTAGGCTGGTTGGTGATCGAGGAGAACGGAGGGTCAATTGGATGGCCCGTTGCAGAGAACAGAGCCTGACCGTCACCCTGAACAGCAGGGTTAAAGGTCGTGCCCGTGTTGAACACGTTCGCTGCATAGATTTCCTCGGTCTCCTTGAACGACTCCATCAAGCCGTCATTGGATGGACCAAACTCTGCCTTGTAGAGGTTGTCATCGATGGCCTTACGGGTAATCGCATACCCAAGGCCGATTTCAAAGTGCTCGGCATTGTAGACGAACCGCTGGCCAGCCGCATTGTCGAACGAGGTTGGGGAACCTTCGTTCTTCAACTGGGCAAGACCCAGGTACCGCATGGCGGCCCGACGTTCGAGGGCCATTTCCGAATTGGTCTGTCGGAAAATCTGCGGCCACTGCTTCTCGATCATGGCATACTTGCCGGAG